CGGCGTCCAGTCGTCGACGCCGTCGCGGTAGCGGACGCGGATCGACCGCACCTCAAGGACGGGCGGGTCTTCAGCGCTGAGATCGAGAACGCCCATCGATGCAGCCGTCATCGTCTCGCCGGTGATGATCGACCTGAACAGATCGTGGTCGAGCACGCCGATCAGCTGGTCGTGCGCCTGCCGCACAATGTCATCCATGTCGAGCACCAGAGAGCGGTTCTGTGCGTAGAGCCACTGCGGTACCCGCCTGATCAGGTCATCGTAGGTGATTGCTGCCATCTAGTAGCCCGTCCTCGGTGCTCGTCCCTCTCGAATAGACGCTAGGATTTCCTGATCGGAGATCGCAAGGTCTTGCTTCGAGCGGTCCTGATTGTTTTTCGGGACAGCGCCGGGGATCGGCTTGGGATCATCGAGAACTCCAAGCGTGACCCTGTCCTGAGGGTGATGTGTGCCAAAGCCGGGGGTGATGTCGGCGAACTCGTGGGCGACAAGGCCCTGCCGGACGTCCTGCACCTGCTGCCCGGTGCGGCGCAGGAAGCCTGACGCCATGCACTCCTTGTTGCCGCGACCCTTCGGCTTGCCCAGATGTCTGGGGTAGCAGCCGGGGTTGCCTCTGCGTCCTGCCATGGCTCAGACCCTCCCGTAGCTGTTGCGGTACCGGTAGCGCTGGCGGCCCCTGTCAGCACGCTGAGCCAAGTCCTCAGCCTCCGCAGCCTCACCCTTCAGGCGAGCGATCAGGGCCTCGTTGTAAGGAGGCCTCTTGCGCGCCAGATCGAGTGCCAGACCGGAGACCAGAGCCTCCAGCCAGCGACCGGGGACGTCATCCGTGGTGTCGCCGTAGCGGTCGAAGTCCTCAGGCCGCGACACATACCAGACGGTCAGCTCGACGTTGTCGTTGACGTCGCCAATCGGGAAGACGAAGAGGCTCGGCGTGTCCTTGCGGTCCAGCCAGTACTGGCTGGGCCTGCCCATCACGTTCTTGGAGGAGAGCTGAGCGTACTGCGTCTCGGAGATGCGCAGCATCGCGCTCTCCGTCCCGTCGACCCGCTTGGAGTTGACCTGAATGACGTCGTCGACGCTCGATGGTAGGGGAATGGTAGGGGACACGCCTCCAGCGATGACGGTCGTGTTCTCGATCCGCCATGTGTTGAAGCCCTGAGCGATCCACCTCTCGGTGAGGAGCCGCAGCCCACGCCTGACGTTGATGATGTCGGAGGCCGTGGCTTCCTGTCCGCCGGATCGGGCGACCGCCTCGTCGACAACGTCACTGAACTCAAACGATGCGATGCTCATCATCTTACTCCACTACGATTGCTAGTGCGCCGATGCGCAAGGTTGGCTGTTCCTTTGATATGAGTTGCGACACACCACCTGTTGAACCGCCAGTGAGCGTTCCATACGAAGCGAATGCGATTGAGTTTCCCGCAAGGTCGCCTACGTCTGTCTGTGACCCAACAGAGAACGCCCAGAACCCGTTTGCATCCAGACCCATTGCCAGAGTGTAGATAATGTTGTCCGCCTCCACCAATGGCGTGACAATAAGGACGAGTGGGCCTGCAGCACCCGTGTTCAAGTACCGATTAGTTACGTCCGCAAAATCGCCGTTACGGAAGCCCGCGACGTGCATCGCCATATTCCCTGCTTCGGCTCCCAATGTGAACGTGAACGTGTCCGCTGCTGTGCCGTTTACCGGCATAGTGAATGTAAACGCACCGAGCCTTCCACCGGTACCACCTGAGTCCAAAGTGACCTTTGTTACTGTCGCTGTACTGCCGCCGATGTTAACGGTAAGCGCACTGGTCTGTTGTTCTATACCATATCCGACGAGTACACGGTCACCAGCAGAGAACGCTGTCAGGTCTACCGTAAGAACATGTGTCGTGCTGGTAGAGCCTGTGTAAGACTGGTTGAACGCATCCACAAGTGTCGGGCCGGAGATGGGGTTGCCACCTCCCCGCCGGTAAGGCCGCATCCGGTCGGTCGCCATCAGTCTGGCGTTCCGAGCGTTCGGAACCACCATCTTCTGCTTCGAGAAACGGCTCATGGCCTACCCCAAGTTGCTGTAGGCCCTGACGTACTTGATGGGCTGCGCCGGTTGTACCCACACGGCAACGCCTGCAGGGATAACGCGGCTGGTCATCGCGGCCTGAGCGTACCCCTCAGCGGGGGTAGCTGGCTGCGTTCCTGTGGCTACATAGAAGCCCGTACCACGGGCTTCCAGCAGCATGTCTCCGCCGGTGTCGGGGATGAGGGTCCAGACACCCGGAGGGCATATGGTGACCGCCATCTTAGAACCACCCGTTCAGAGCCGGTGTCACCATCAGGGAGATCAGGGCTGTCTCGCCGGTGGTGCCGCCCGCGACGGTCGCCACCACGGGACGATCCAGCGTCAGAGGGACGAGAACGGCGGGGTTCATGCCAGTGAAGATGACACTGGTCAACGTCAGGTCAACAGCCTGAGTGTTGATGACGACCTCTGGCTCGCCGCCGAAGGCGGGCATGGTCAGAACCAGCGTGCCGGATGTCAGCGCTGCGTGGTTGATGATCCCGCGAATGAAGAGGCCCTGCGTCAGGTCGCCGATGGGCTGTGCCCCTGCTGCGCCTGCATCTGCCGACATCACGATGTTGGCGTCATAGGTGGCAGCGAGGCGCTTGCCGTAACCGGAGGGACCGGTCTCCATGGCCTTGCCCAGAAACGTGACGTCGTAGGCTTGGTGAGTGTAGCGACGGCGACCGTCGCCGCGATTTGTCGGAAACTGAGACATGATGTCCTCCAGTGAGAGTGATCGGGGCAAATCCCTGCCGACACATTACACGGTAAGGGGGGTGCTGCATAGCAGGTGCAGTGGGGTCTTGAGTGTCGTGCTTATTGGTATAAGATGCCCCACATGAAGGTACGCGGCATTGGCATAAATGATCTCAGTCGGCAGGTGATGCCGATGGTTGGCGGGAAGCAGGTCTGGGATGCGACCTACGCTCACTGGGTCTCCATGCTCAAGCGGGTTCAGAGCGACGAGTACGATTGCTCGATCTGTGATGAGTGGACCTACCTGAGCGCATTCGACAGGTGGGTCGAAGACCAAGACGAGGATGTCGGCGCTGCTGGCATCCAGCTCGACAAGGACATCCTCATTCCCGGCAACAAAGTGTACCGGCCCGAAGCATGCGCCCTCGTGCCGGGCTGGCTGAACACCCTGATGCAATCAGGGCGTGGGTGGTCGGCTCAGGTGAATGAGGGACGCAGGAAGCCCTACCGCGTGAAGGCTAAGAAATTGATTGGGCCGGGGCAGTCCGTCCATCACCACGTCGGATACTACGAGACTGATGGCGAAGCACGATCCGCTTACATCGAGCACAAAAAAGACCAGCTCCGCTTTGCTGCAGAGCTGGTCTCAAGAGATGATCTGTCTCAAGGTCTTCTCAGGCACGCTGACCTGCTAACTCCTTGAAAACATTAGATCATTGTCCCGGTGAGCCCCAGAAGGAGCGCGGGTCCATGCAGCTGAAGGCGTACCGTTCGTAGGCCATGACTTTCATGGTCTGAGTTTCCGAACCGTCACCTTCTTCAAGGTCAAGGCTCTCACGATCCCAGTGCGTCATGCCCTCGGAGACGTCAGTCTTGAGGAACCACGCGCGCGGATCGCTGAGGTAGTTGTTCACCTTGTAGCCCTCGGGAACCATCCCGATGGCAGCAGATGCCTTGTCGTTGTCGCCGGTACCAACACGACCACCGGTCGTGTTCATCAGGCGATCAGCGGTGAACTGCAGACCGTTCGGGACGATCATGCGCTTCGGCTGCACCGAGATACGCAGGCCACGCTCGTCGACATAGTCAGCGATCTGGATGATCGCAGCTTCGAGCGACGTCTCGTTGAGGTCAGCGTTGGCCCCGGAGACGTTGGAGAAGGTGTCGCCATTCTTCAGCGGGTGTGCCGCGTTACAGATGGAGACGCCGTCGCCGGTGGTCTGAGTGGTGAAGACCTGATCCACGAAAGCCGCTGCGCGGACTTCCTTGGTGATCTTCATCGAGCGCTTGAGAGCGCGGGTGTAACGAGGAACCAGATCGAAGTACTGGTCATCGTTCACGGCCTCACGAGTGATCACAAAGCCAAGGGCGTAGGCGATCATCTCGACGCGACCCTTCCATGTGTCAGCTGCCTGATCGAACATGATCGGGGCACCCGCAGCCTTTTCAGGCGCGAGACCAAACATGCTCTCCATGACATACTCTTCGTAGGCCTTCTGCGATCCACGGCTGGTGAAGACGTAGCCGTACTGGTCCTCGTAGTCGGAATACTCGGCTCCGAAGAACTCGATGATGCCCGGCCAGAGGTGCTCTTTTAGAGCGGCGCGGTTGATGGCTGCCATTTTTCAAGCCCTCCTTATGCCGCGTCCGAAGCAGTGCCCTGCTGCAGAGCAACAGATACTTCGACGATGGGTTGCGCGTTTGTCCACGCATTCCCCGGCAGGGGAGCGAGACGGTGAATGACCAGAGGGCCTGCGCCCAAGGTCGCGACGTAGCGGCTGTCTCCGTACTGAGCGTTGCCTGCGGCAGCGGTCAGTGCGGCGGTGTTGCCAACGGCGGCAGCCTGCGTCGACGGCGCGGCGAGCTTCACATGGAACATGGAAGAGCCGGGCATGCAGATCGAGGCCATGACTTCAGAGCGGCCCGTGTTGCCATCCCAGAAGCTGCGGAACTCGTAGCTGCCGTCGTTGTCGACATATTTGCATCCGTTGAAGACGCCGAGAATGGCAGCGGTTGTCGTTCCCGATGCCTCTACATAACCGCCGCTCAATACGACGGGGTCGCCCGTGAAGATCGCGTCGGCAGTGGCGGGGTCAATCGGGAAGTCAAAAGTATTCCCTGTGTAGCCCTCCATACCTTGCGAACGTCCGAGGCGCAGTCCAAAGCCTGCCATGATGTGGCCTCCTTTATCTCTGGCTCATACTTGCAAGTGCTTGACCCGCTTCCGCCCCTTGGAGCGACCGCGTGCCACGATCCTCTGATACAGCATCGCGCCCAGCAAGACCCTGTAGTTCGTTCGCGCCTTGGACGGCGTTCTGCGACCTCTTCAGGTAGTGCTGTTGACGTTGCTGCGCAAAGGCTTCGGGAAGTCTCATCAGAATAAGACCCCCTGTTCGAGCGTAGCCGTCCCCGCGATCTTCATCGACGAGGAAGTCTTCCGGCAACGCATCGATATTCACCCTCTCGTACCCCTCGCGCAGTGCCATCTGGACGTTGCGAGGTGTGTGAGTGCCGTTGACGTATTCCGCTACCCAGCGGAACCGCCATTCACCGACAGCGGGTGGTGTCTCCAGCACGTTTGCTGGCGACCAACGGTCCATAGGAGGGCGCTCCCGAGCCGTTGTTGCGTCCACAGCGCGGCTTGATGCGCTGCGTGTTCTATCTGCATCTGTCTTGGTCATCGTGTTACTATGCTCCCTTGCACTGGCTGCGACGGGAGGATGCCCTTCTGGACGGCGAGCTCGCGGTTCTTCAGCATGCGCTCAGCCACCTTGGGATCATCGATGTTGATGCCCATGCGGCGATACCCGTCGGCGATGGACTTCTGGATACGGCCCTTCGATGACGTGTTCTGCATCTGAGACCCTCCGGTCGTTGTCGTTGTCGGCGGTGTCCCGCTGAACTTGTCAGGATAGCGCTGGCTCATGGCACGGTCGATGGCCTCGAAGTATTGCTTACTCCCGACAGAATGTACACCGGCATCCTTGATCTGTCGATGTATCTCGTGTGACACCCTCGTCATCTCGGCATCGACGCCATACCATGCGGCATTGCGGTCCTTCCAAGAGTTGAGGTTCGTGGCGTCCTTCTCGCCGCCATCACCCTGAGGCTGCTTGCGCTCGGCTGCCTTGACCTGCTCGCGGAAGTTGGTCAGGTCGGCATCGCGGCGCTCGACCTTGGCCACGCTCTCGCTCAGGAGGCGCTGAGCCTTGGCGATCTCGATGCCCTCGCCGTTGTCGTAGGCCTCTGCGAGACGCTTCTCGGCTGCCGAGACAGCGTCCTCCGCTTCCTTCTTTGCTGCCGCCAGCTCACGATCCCGGCCAGCAATGGCCTCGAAGGCCTTCTGCTGCTTGCTCTGGCTCGTCATCCCATCGATGGCACCAGTGATCCGCTCAAGGCGGGCCTCCAGAGCAGAGATTTTATCAGGTGCCGGGGAACCGTCCTGAGCGCCCACATCGGAGCCGCCCCCGGCACCCTCACCCTCCGCTTGGCGGAAGATCATTGGCGTCATCGCCGTTGTCATAAGAAAGCTCTTCATTGTGGTGTCCTCCATCCACTATCGATCCGTGAGATCGGCTGGGTGTCATTCAGGAAGCCGAGACGCTGACCGTTTCCAAGCTGGAACATGCTCGCGTCATACTTCACCAGAGTGATCCTGTCACCAACAGAGACCCACGGCTCATCGAACCGGGACGGGTCTTTGAACGCCTGCGGGCCCACGCCCAGCACGACGCCCTGCGGGCTTGCCAGAGAGCGCTGCTCCCGTGCGTCATCAACAACGATGACGCCACCAGCGCTCTTCTCGGGAATGGTCACCATCAGGACCATCACCTTCCAGCCAATGGCTTGAGGCAGGGTGTAGTCTGGCTCTGCCACCCTGCGGTCGTCGATGTACTCCTGCAGCTGTTCGAGCTGGGCCTTCACATCGGCCTTGGTCGCCCAGTCGTCGGAGTTGATCCGGTACGTCGTACTCTTCTGGATGGCAGCAGCTGCCGCCATCTGGTGTCTTGGCATTAAAAGCCCCTTGGTCATACGTTGAACTCCCTTGCGTATTCGACCTTCATGTTATCGATGAGCCGTCGCAGCTCTGCTGCGGCCCCTATCTTCTGCAGATAGTGCTCACGTTCCAATACACTGGTTGTCAGTGCAAGGTCTAACTTTTTTACCTGATCCTCCGCGAGAGAGATCATCCGCCGACAGACGGCGCTCTCCGCTTGGGGGTTCAGGAGGGCTTCACTTCTCACCTGCGGCGGCCTTTTTTCTTGGAGGGCTTCTCTGCAGCAGCCGCGAGGATGTCCTCATCCTCGACCTCTTCCGCGATTGTCTTGACCGGCTCCTGCTCCGCCACGGGCTCATCGGCCACGGGCGGCGCGCTTACCGGAGGTTTGATGCCGAGGAACTTGTCCATCTTCTCTGTCATTTCTTTGCCCTGTTGCTTGATTTCGAAATCACCCGCGTCTTGCCGGGAGCCTTGCCGTGCTTCAGCCCACCAACATGGTGGACGTCCTTGCCATCGCCCTTCTTGGCAGCGCCGGACTTGATGGCGTCAGCCCGAGCCTTGTTGCGGATGACCCTCTTGCGGACCTCCTCGGGACGGGCTTGGTTCTTCTTGTCGTACTCGCTGTAGACGCGGGTTCTCTTTGCCATGTCAGCCCCCGATCCCGCCAGCGCGGGTGGGTGCCGTGTTGCGGTCCTTCATGCCAGCGATCTCGATGGCGGTCTCGTCGTCCTGTACCGCGCGATCCATGGCGGCGTCGTCGCGCTTCGCCTGCAGCTCCATCTGCTGCTTGTGCTTGAGCTCTGCCATCTGCTGTGCGTGGCGCTGCTTCATGGTCTCCAGACCTGCAGCGTTCTGCCCCTTGACCTGCTCGATGGCGATCTTGCTCTCCTCGCGGCCCTCTTCCGGCGCGCGCTCTGCCTCGATCTCTTGGATCGCTGCAGCGATGAGAGGCGCGACCTGCGTCTCCAGCTCCGGCGGGATGCCCTCCTGCATCATTCCCAGATCGAGGCCGGTCTTGGCAGCGACCTTGACCATGGTGTCCATGGCGTAATGCTCTGCGATGTGAGCTGCGAGGACGGACATTGCTGCCTGACCCTGCTCCACGGGGAGGTTGGACGTCTGCAGCCCGGCCATCTGCGCGGTGTGCGCGTCGATGTGGGCCATGTGGTTCTGCGTCAGGCCCGCCACGATGGGCTTGCCAGCCAGTGTCCGCCCATACTCCGTCACTGCGTCCGCCGGTTGCGGCGGGTTCTTCGCAGGGTCCGGCAGCATGATGTCGTCGATGTTCGGCTTGCCGATGGCGCGCAGGTAATCGAGCGCCGCCTGCCGCTTGTCTAGGATGTCCGGCATGGCCTGCGTCAGGTCGAGCGTGGCCTGAGCTTCCATCACTGCCTTGCCCTTGGTCGCCTGCCCCGGCACCATCTTCGGCTTCGGCTTCACCTTCAGCAGGTCGCCCGGCAGCAAGGTCTCGTTGTCGCCGAAGGGGATCGGCTGCGATCCATAGACTTCCCTCATCCGCTCGTGGATCAGGTTGATCTCCTTCTCGTG